AGAACCCTCAGGCTCTCTTGACTATCCTGTATTGCTCTACGGACCGCCTCTGTCGTTGTGGCGCAGCCGTGAAGAACCTGTCCCATAGCGCATCCTTCCATTCTCCGGAAAACAATGCACCATCAAATGCCGGGACTAAACACCTAGGGTCCAGAATCGGTGTGAACGCGTTGCGTAAACAACGGTATGTTCAAAGTCTCAAGAGGAAAACCCCCAGAAAAATCATAGGGGTTGATGGTGGGCGCGGCTGGGATTGAACCAGCGACCCCTACGATGTCAACGTACTGGTTTGGACCCCAATGGCGCGGGTATGCTGGACTCTGATGGTCGCCGATACCCAGAACGGGACAGCAACACCCCAGGGTTTCGTGACAGTTTCTTGCCAGTCACGAAATCAACGCAAGCAACAGGCCGACCAACGCCGCCACCGACAGACAGAATGCTATTTGCTTTCTGTACGGTTGGCGGGCCAACCAGGCGTGAATGCCGAACCAATCCAAGAGCGGCCGCATGACGCCGGCCAGGATAGGTCAGATCTTGACGGATGTCGTCAAATCTAGCCTATTTTGGATTTGCGGCGGCGCGGTCTGTCATCGGAGCCACCACCAGATGCCGAGAACCCCGAAGAATAGCAGCAGGAACAGAACCAAAACCGCCTCCCAATAGTAGTACATGACATAGACGGCGAGTTCGTAAAGTGCGCGCATGTGACCTCCTAGCCGGGCTACTGGTCGAGACCCCGATAGAACTGGACGAGCTCCCGCAGGTCGGTCGCAAACCGGATCGCCTCGGCGAGCGTCAGGGCCAGGGCCTCGACCGACGCGGGGCTGGTGCAAACCAGGTTGGTGTCGTCGATCGTCATGGCGATCAGCGGATCGGGCGGCCGGTGAACCTGGATTTCGGGCGGTAGCGGCGGGTCAGCTTTTGGAATCTCGGGAACATCCTGCGGGACGAACCCGACCTCGGTCGTGCCGGCGCATCCGGCGACGATCAGGCTACTCAGCAGGCAGAGGAATCGGATCATCGAACCGTCCTACGGCTTCCAGTTGGTCAAGCAACCCAGCCAGGCCCTCATTGAGCGCCCGGGCGGCTTCCTGGGGGTTGGTCTCAATCAGGTCGTCGAGCCTAAGGTCGGACAGGCTTTGCCGAAGGGACGCAACCGCACGGGCGGATTCCCGCTGGGCCTGGGTCAGCCGCTTGAGATCCTGGGCGTTCTGCGCGGCCTGCTCGGCGGCCGTCTCGAGGGCCGAATGCAGGGCGTCGGTCGTCATCTTCTGTTGCTCTAGGGCAACCTCGAGTCGGGCCGCGCTGTCGATGGCGTCCCATACCTTGTAGACGGCCCCGGCCAGCAAGGCGGCCACGACACCGATCGCGACCCACTTGACGATCGAAGACGAAAACAGCGAAGCGAGAAAGGCCATCAGATTCGCGCCGCTATGTGTTCGACCGCCGCGGCCACGAAATACGTGAAGGCAAGGCCCGCCTCGATCGCCAATATCACGTTGAGAACCGCCGGATCCTGCCCGGCGATCATCCGGCCAAGTTCGACCAGGTGGGTGGCGCCGATCATGCCGACAGACGCCCAGGCGATCGCCCGGCGGTTCTTGAACCGGGCCTTGATAAAGCCTTCCCGGTCGGGCGCCGACAGCTCCCCGTAGAGCTTGTCGAGCCCGTCGATATCAGTCACCGATCGGTCCCTGTCAGATGATCGTCAAGCCGACCAGCTGGCCGACATAATTGATCGCGTGGACGAGCGCGACGGCGACAGCCCCGGTGGCCACGGCTGACCCGCATAGCATCAACATGGCGGCGGTGCCGACAAACAAGGCGCCGCCGAACCGTTTGAGGAAATCCGCGTTCGGCCCCGACGGCCAGAAAACGGAGCGGACGGTCGACCAAAAACCGCGGCCCTGTGGTGCGTTTGACGTGTCGGTCATGGGGTTCTCCTAGTTGGGAATGTCGGGCATATCGACCTTCTGGCCAGCAAGCCCATGTGTGCTGTCAGGGCAAAATTCGATCCGTCCGGCTCGGACGAAGTAGTGGCAACACTCAACGACCTGGTCGCCGTCGAACGAGCGGATTCGAATGCTTGGATTGAATGTCGGCCGGTCGACGTTACCGTCGAACGACCAACCTGGCAGTCCGTCCCGCATCTTTGGCGACCGGACAACGTGCATTTCACCGCATCCCGGGCACCAATGGGCATATCCGCCTTCGACTTTGCGAAGGACCGGACTGATCTTGGACACCGGCTAGACCGGCACGCGCTGGTAGCCGTCAATGACGACCTCCCAGGCGGATTGGTTTGTGTAAATCCGCTTGCCCGGGCGGCCGTGATTAGGATCGTGGACCCGGGTGCCGTCCCAATAAACCGCATGGGTCGACGGCTTGTCGGAATTGAGGCTCGGCAAAGTCAGGACTGCCGCCTGCGACCGGTCCAGCTTCGTCCGATCGCGAAATACAATCTCGACCTCGAACAGCCCCGCGATGTACCGCTCACGATGATTGGTCAGCCCGCAAGAGACGAGTTCATAACCGGCGCAATGGCGAACGACATCCTCGTAGTCGACGTCAAGAAACATCGCCATGCAGGCGACCGCGCAGTCCGAGTTAAATTTCTGCTGCACAACCGGGCCCTACCAATCGAAGATGCGGTCGAACAGCGACTTGCGCTTAGGCGGCTCGGGCGGTGGGGCCGGCCGCGGCGCCGCCGAGGCCACCGGTTCGTTGTCGACATGGATCAAAGCGACCCGGTGGCAGTCGAACAGGCGGCGGAACCAGCCCAAGCCGAAATGCACCATGTTGGCGAGACTCGAGTAATGCATCGCCCGCCGTGCCATGAAGTCGCGAAGCAAGATTTCCCGATCGTGCGCCCAGGTGGCCTCGACGGTCACCGGCCCGATAATGCCGTCGACAGCCGTCCCAAGGGCCTTCTGCAAAAGCGTTTTCGCCCGGCCGGGGCCTTGGTTGACTGCGCTGTCGAATACCGGCAGGCCGATCGCATAAGGCAGTTCGTTGCACTGGCAGGCATCCCAGTAGTCCGCCCGGTAGACCTGACTGGCCTGCTCGGGCGTCATGTCCAAAATGTCCTTGCGGTTGACCACGCCGTCGTTGTTGAAGTCGAGCCCCTTGGCGATGATGGCCCGTAGGGTTACACCCCACTTGGTCAGCCCGCCGGGATCATTCGGATGGTCGACCAGACCTCCCTCCCAGCGCCGCACGAAAGCGTATGCCGCCGCGAACGTCATTGGTGGTCCCACCGTGGCGCGACCGCGCAAAGCAGCAACCCGAGCAGCTGCAGGGGCCGCCCGGTCCACCGCCCAAGATGCGCGTTCTCGTTCAGGAACAACGCGATCTCGGGGTGCCCGGCCGCGCCAGCCGCCCACTGCGCGCCCCAATAGGCGGAATTGATCAGCAGGCCGAAAAAGATCACGAGCCAGCCGAGCCGCATGACCCTCACCCTGTCCAGGCCGTGGTTTCGAAACTCGGTCGTCAGCCCGCGCCCGTACTGGAATATGTTGAATAGCGACAGCCCGCTGACGCCAGCGTAGAAGAAAGCGTTAATGAGCGCGTCCATTGGCCTTCCGCCGTTCCATGTCGTCGAGGATTTCGCGCGATATGTCAGAAATTTCCTCGGCGTGCCGCTCGACGCGGGCGCCCGGGAGACCGAGCCGCTTGAATGCCGACAGCCACTTATCGACCCGCCCGCACAGCGTCATCGCAGCCGCTCCCGTATCACGATCAGAATCTCCTTTATTCCCGACAGGGCGTCCGCAGTCTTCAGAAAGACTTTCAGACCGCGCGCCAACAACCAGCCGAGCAGGATGATCACCGCCACCAAGACGGCGATAACGAGGTCGCGATCGGTCAGACCGAGCAGGAATTCCCCCATCAGCCATCCGGTCCCGGCCCGGCAAGCACGTTCATGCCGGCTCGCCCGGCGGCGGCACCGACAGGTGGCCCGACGCGATCGTGCAGATCAGCTCGTCGCCGGCCGGGTAGAACACCAGGGTCCATGTCCCGGCGGCCTCGTTGGTCCACAGCGCGACGACGAGATCGCCGGCCGGCACGTGGCCCTGCCACGCCTTGGTCTCGCCGTGGCGGACCGCGAGGCTGGTCTCGCCGGCGGCCAGCGCCATGCACGGCAGGCTGTGCCCAACAGCCGGGCGCGGATAGACGGTCCACAGGATCGCGAACAGCGCGATCGCCACGATCGAAAAAGCCGCCCAGAAGGCGGCGGTTGCAAACCTCATGGTCTTGATCCTCGTGTCAAGTCGGCCACCCGTCGGTGATGTCGATCGCGCGGATCGTGGCCGCGTCCGGCGCCGCCCGGACCGCGTCCTTGAGCGCGTGGCTGCGGCGCATGTGAAGCTCGAAAAACTGTCCGGCCCGCTGGCCGAACGCGGTGACCTCGTCGACGTCGGCCAGAACGATGTCGACATTGTCGCCCGCCCGCCACACCTGGCCGCCGGGCGGGAACGGCTGCGATAACACCCTCACCAGGGTGTTGTGCCCGGTCGCCACGCCCATGATGCGGTTGAAGCTGTCCTCGTCGCACTGGATCGGGTGCTGATCGGCCGGATCGGCGGGCGGCGCAGGCGGCCACAAAAAGCCCGCGCGCAGCCGGCGGTCCCGTTCCGCCTCGACCGCCATCAGCGCCGACGCGCGCGCCGCCTCGAGGCCCCTTGCCGCCTCCCGCGCCTCAAACGCGGTCTGCTCGGCTGGGTCCATTTCGAGGATCCGGCGGTCGCCGGTCCGCTTGTCGTTCGACAGACCGCGATACCGCTTGGCCGGGTCGCGGGTCTGGTTGGGCGCCGGCGCCAGCGCGCCGTCACGGTCACGGATCAGGATTTGTTCAGGCACTGTTCGGCACTCCGTACATCACGCCCTCGAGGACCTCGATGTTGCCGGATGAAAACAGGAACTGAATCGCGTCGACGTCGGTCTCGTTGACCGTGCCGCCGCCGAAGAAGCAGCTCGGCGCGTCGCCGCCGGCATGGCCGAAGCCGTAGAAGATCACCCGGGCGTGGGCGGTGCCCGGCCGGGTGATGACGACCCGCAACTGCAGCGCGTCGTCCGCGGCGGTCCCGCTGGCCTGGTTGGTCTGGATTTCCGAGTCGTCCGGGTCTGTGCTGTTCGTGCCGACGCCGGCCACGTTGGTCCCGGCGACAGCCCAGGCGTAATCGGATAACCCGCTGTGATAGGTCGACCCGCCGTCGTTGGACAGGCGGATGTTCAGCGACTGGCCGTTGCTCGCCGGGCGGGCGATCAGGTCGATGATGTAGGCGTCGTAGGTCGCGTTGTCGAAGGCGGTGAACTCGGCCGTCGCCACGCTGGTCGCCGACAGCACCTCGAGGACGACCAAACCAGACCCCGCCGCCGACCCCAGGCCGGCGCCGGAAATGACGAACTCCGTGCCGTCATAGACGATGGTGTAGATTCGGCCGGACACGATATCGTCCGCGGCAAGGGCGACCTTCGCCTGATCGGAGTCCAGCTTCTTGACGTTCTTGACCCCAAGGCTGTTGACATTGATGGTAACCGGGCCGGTGTTGTTGGCCGATGCGGCAAAGCGGAACGCTTGGTATTTGGCGTACGCGGCCGGGACTTCGTCGAGGGTCAAGGTTATGGCGTCGGCCGTGCCCCCGGCATCCTTGGCGGTGAACTTGCCGCTTTGGACCTCGCGGGCGTTCGGGATCGGAAACCCGCCAGCCAGCAACCCGTCATGGACGACGAGTCCGTCCCGATCGGTATCGAGGGTGACCTCGCCAAGCGCGCCGGTGAAGGTGGAATGCTCGGTCGTCGTCCCGCGACGCCGCTTTCGTTGCGTTGCCATTCAGACGATGCTCCCGTCATCAAGGTCGAGTTCCACGGTCGCGCCGATGCTGCCCATTTCGACAAATGAGACCGCCTGGTCGACGATCAGGCCATCGTCGAACTGCGCGACTGCACCCGCGCCGGGCGCCCCAACCGTGTAGCCAAATATCTGGGTCCAAGCGGTCGGCCGGCGCCGCGCCCCAAGTGAATTGACCGAACGGATCTGGACGTCGTAGTTGACCCCGAATTGGACGTCGGCCGGAATGGTCACCATCTCGACCGACCCGTCGACGAAGAAACTCGGGAGGAAATCGGCGTCGGCAGATTTCTTGAATTGAATCTCGATCTGGCCGCCGTTGGTCACAAACCCATCGAGCGGCGCCGTCCAGGTAAGGTCGAGCTTGTAGAGGCGGGTGCCGGTCTCGGTCAGAAACTCGAGGGTCGTCACAGCCAGGCCGGTCGGGTTCGCGACAACGAACGGATTGGGCAGGTTCGTGTCGGGCGCGGGGTCGACGGATGTTTCCTCACCCGAGTTCCAATCGAATATGGCCGCGGCGGTCTCCCGAACCGAAAGCAAGATCCCCAGGACCGGCGTGCCGGCATCGTCTTTCTGCGAATCAAACCGCCAGTTGACGATCTCGAACGTTTTTGCCGACCAACCGTACTTGTCGATCGTCAGGTTGACGGTGTCGCCCGGCTGAAAAAGCATTCCGACCAAGCTCACCGGGATTTCGCCGGCGATTTGCTGGCGCATCCGCTCGAGGGCTATCTTGCCTATCCGTTGCGCTTGGTGCGGGCGGACCGTGTAGGCGAGATCTAATTCCCCCCACAGGCGCTCGCCGTCCTCGGTCTCGTAGGTCAGGTTGGTGACCGCGGGGAAGTCGGCCGGCACGTCGATATTGAGGGGACTCGAGTAGACCCCCTTGACGGCGTTGAACCGAACCCGACGGCTCTGCTTGGTCTGGAACTTGATCGGCCCCCTAAGGTCGGACTCGTCAAGCGTCACAGTCGGCGCAACCCAGGCACCCGCCCACATCTTGAACACCCCGCCGGGCGCGGCCATTTGGCCGGCCATCGAGCTCAGCAGTTCCCGAATATGCTGGGAGGGCTTCTGGGCGGTATCGATCACTCCGGCCGCGACGTACCGGGGCTCCGCCTTCTTGGTCACCGTATGGGTGCCGCTGCCAACGCTGGTGATGTTGATCTGGGTGCCCGCGACCGCGTTGAGGTAGGAGGTGGCCAGCTTGATTTCGGTGTCATGGTCGTCGCTGCCGACCCGGTGGCGAACGATCACGTAATAGTCGGTCACCGCCGCGATCCCGCCCGGCAGGGTGCCGGTGGTGGTGACCTGAACCCGGTCGCCGGTCTGGAATTTCAGGATCTTGTCGTTGAACGCCAGGAAGTCGTCGGTCGAGTCGACCGACTTGACCGTTACCCCGACGTCCTGCACGGCGACGAACTCGTCACACACGTTGGCCGCGGTGGTGACGAAGGTGTCGTCGACCTCCGACGTGTCGAATCCGGCGCCGCCATCGGTCGTCGTGGTGACCAGATAGTCCCGAACCGCTAGGGCGCTGTTCTGGGAATAGATCGTCGTGCTCGACCGGGTATCGGTCACCTTTTTGCCGCGGATATAGGCCGATACGTTCGGGATCTGGGTCGGGAAGACGTCCGCGTCGTGCTCGAGTCGGATATACAGATACGCGACCCCGCGAAGGCGAAAGTCGCTCGTGATCTCCGAAACCTCGGAGTCCAAGTCTGTGTCTACGGTCTGCCCATCAGTGCCCAGGTGGGTCTTGACCCGAACGAGATTGTCGTAACGGCCGCGGGTGACCTCACCCGATCCATTGAGGTCGTCCGGGTAAATCGGATAGTCGTCAAGCAGGACAGCCTCGAACCCTTCGATCTCGTGCGCGGCGACAGCGATGACCATGTGAAGGAACTTGCCGTCGCTGGTCGTGCCCATGAATGCCAGGACGCCGCCGACCCGCTTTTCCCCATAGACCAGCCGGCGCGCAACGGTGGGCTCGCGAAGCGTACGGCTGATCTGCCGATCGGGGAGTTTCGGCCCTTCTGGTTTGTTGAGAAACGACCCGATAAACTGCAGACCGAACCCGACGATTGTCAGGATGATCCCAAGGGTGCCGCCAATAATAGATCCGAGGCCGGCCGCCAGCGCGCCGATCAATGGTAGGGCGGGAGGCATTCAGACCCTCCATGCGCGGGTGGCCTTTTCGAGCGGATGCTCCGACCAGCCGACCTCGGACGCTGCCATGACGGTTCTGCCGTCTAGCCACACGATCCCGAGGGTCGGGCCCTGGTCGGCTTCAATGACAACGACATCGCCCCGTTGGCAGAACGGCGGGTCGATTTCCTCCACGTGATATTTTTCCGCCATTGCCGCGGCCACACCGGCGACCCCACCGAACCGGCCCATCCGGTTCATCGCGCCCCGCTTGGTCTTGTACCGGCGCAACCCTCGGGCGAGGTCTGTCCCGGTCATCTCCTTGACGACGTCGCAGACCGCCAGGCAGCAGTCATGATCCCCCCATTGGAAGGGCTTGCCGGCCCGCTCCGTCACCGCTGCCTCTAGCCGAAGCGGCCAGTCCTCGAACCGTCGCAGGGTCATTGGCTCGACCGGCCCCAGACGATTTGTTTGTCCTGCAGGGACGCGACGAAATCGAACCCGGTGTCGTTGGGAAACTCGGCCTTCTGATCTTCGGACGTGTACCGGCGTACCTTCGGACGTTCGAGATCGATCAGACGGCTTTCCACCTTGAGCTCGATGTCGGCGGTCTTGCCGTCGTCCCGCAAGATCATCACGTCCATGCGGCCTTCGTGAAGTTTGAACGGATCGGCAATCAGGGCGCCGTTGTCGTCCAGCATGCCGAAGAACAACCGGGCCGACCGCTCCTGGTAGTTTTCGGTAAGGGCGATGGCCACAACCGCGGACGGCACCCCGGACAGGCTGTAGGACAGGCCGACCGCCTTGGTGTCGATGGTTTCCTCGATCGGTGAAACCCCGCCGAAGTTGCCAAGACCCGTGTAGGTGTCGCCGTCAAACGGCAGGGGGCCTATGCCCGACCAGACGTTGAAGTCGCCCGAGTCGAATTCCATCTGGCAAAGCAGCACCGGGCGGACGACTTTCTTGACGAGTTCCGCCGACATCGGGCCGGTCATGCTCCGGGCCATCAGAACGCCTCCTGGCAGCCGAATGAAACGCCGAAGATGACCGTCTGGATCGACCAGTTGGAGCGGCTGCTCGACAGCCGCCAGGTCGTCTTGCAATCGGCGACCGTGATGGCATCGGTATCGGCCGGCGCCGCTCGCTTGACCTTAGGCCACACGTCAAGGGTGACCTGGCCCGAACCGTTCGTGTCGGCGTCGGTCAACACCTTGAATAGCCGCGATGTCGACCCGCTACCGAGTTGGATATAGTCCCCTTTCAGCAGCCAGCCGGTTTCGTTGATCGGCCCGCCCTTGACCGCCAGGGTGCCGCCGACCTGCCCATTGCCGTCGACCTGCGGCGTCCCGGGGTTGCCCGAGGCGGTGCCGCGGGCGGTCTCGCCGCTCGGGTCTCCCATGAGAAACGTGCCTTCACGGCCGTTCAGCGCCAACAGGAACGCAACCCATTCTTCGGCCTCGTATCGTTCCATTGGGGGCAGATCGACGCTCGCCAGCCAGCGTTGGCCCTGAAACACCTGCACCTGTTCGTCGAATGTAAACGGCGATTCGGTCACCGCGACCCGGCTGTCGTTTCCCAGGGTGATGCGGGCTATGTCGGCGACCGTCGTCGGCAGGGAGATCGGATAGGTGATCGCCATCAGACGCGGCCCCCGCCACCGAAGAACAGGTCGTCGCGCAGCCGCCGGTCCTGCACGGTCCGAACGGCACTCTCCTGCAACTCCGGCCCGGCCAGCTCAAGCGCCCGGCGAACCCGCCGGTCGATTTCTTCGCTACCGTTGGAACCCCGCAGGTCGATGATGACGGTGTTGCCGCCCACTTGGCTGCCCGTGGGCAGGATGGTGCCGGGCACGTCGGGAATGAACGGCTCCGGCCCTTCCTCGCCGACCAGGAACGTCCGCCCGGGCATGACCCGGCCGCCACTGGCCCGGGGGCCGCCGAAGCCGCTGAAAAAGACGCTCGAACCGCCCCCGGTGAGAGACAACGCCTGCGATCCGAAGATCGACCCCGAGCCGCCACCGACGTTCAACCCGCCGCCGCCGCCAAACAAGCCGCTGACGAACGAAAAGGCATTGCCGATTATGTCGATAATCCCGCCGCCGCTCGACCCGCCTCCGCCCTGTTGGGCTGCCTGCAGGGTGCGGGCGACCTCGAGAATGACGTTGACGGCAACCCGGCCCCAGTCCTCCCAAGAGTCCGCCCCGCTCGCCAGGGCCCGGCCCAGGTCGTCGACGATCGATAAAGTTAGGTCGTCGGTGGCGTTGTTAGCTTCGTTAAGCTCGTCGGTCGCCTGCTCGACGGCCCGCCGGTAGATCTCGGTGGAAATGCCCGCCCGGCCCGACGTCTCGTTGTAGAGGGCGAGGGCTTCGTTCAGCCGCTCGATCTGCTGAGCGTATTCCTCGGTCGGCGTCAGGGTTTCCGCGATGACCCGGGTCGAGAATTGCTGGACCTGGTTGAGCCGTTCGGCCTCGGTGGCCGTGTCCCGCAGCCCGATCGCCAGTTCCAGGACTTTCTGATTCTGTTCGGCGGTCGCCGGGATGCCTTCCTGGAGGGCAAGGTTGTGGGCTTCGAAGACGAACCGGACCGCGTCAAGCTGCGCCTCGGTCTCGCCGAACCGGGCGTTCAATTCCCCCTGCAGGGCAATCTGTTGCTCGGTATCGGCCAGCAGGTCACCGAACGGATTCGAGTCGTCGTCGCCCCCGCCCAAAACTGGCGGCGCCGGCGCCCGGCGGCCACGGGTGATGTCGATCTGCGTGCCGCCCTCGCCCTCACCCCGGAACCCAGGCGCCCCCGAGTTGATGTCGGGGCCGATTAGGCCGAAATCCTGTGCGACGCCACGGCCCAGCCTGACGATCGGCAGGTTCGATACCGCGCCGCCGATATCAAGATCGGCCAAATCCTCGAACGACCACCGAAGCGCGCCAAACTCGCTGATGACCAGGCCGACGATCGACCCAATCTGCACGAGCGCTTCGATCAGGAAGGTCAGCCCTTCGCGAAACTCGGGCGACGCCACAACCTCGCGGATCCCGTCGATCGCTTCGACAAGTTCGTCGGTAGCCGAAGTGCCGTCGTCGACCTTCCCGATGGTCACCAAGAGGTCGTTCTGCAGCTGGGTGAACGCTTGGCCGACGGTCCGTTCCATCTGGCCGAACTGCTCGCGGATCACATCGCCCTGGCTGAGCACCGCCCCGATGACCGCGTTGGCCGACAGCTGACCCTCGGCCCCCAGATCGCGCAACTGGCCGATTGTGATACCGAGGCCGTCAGCGATCGCCCGGGCCAGCCCAGGCAGCTGCTCGAGGACCGACCGCAGCTCGTCGCCCCGAAGGGCGCCGGCCGCCAAGCCCTGCGACAACTGAATGAGCCCGGCGCCGGCCTCGGTGGCGGACGCACCGGACACGATCAGCGACTGCGAGGTGAGCTCGGTGAATTCGAGCAATTCCTCTTGCGACCGGCCCAGTTCGCCCGACGAGCGGGCGACCCGCGCGTAAAGCTCGGCGACGCTCTCGAAACTGGTGCGGGTGTTTTGGGCGGTCTCGAACAACCGCTCCTGCACGGTGGCCAGATTGTCCGCCCCATCGGTGACCAGGCGAAGCCGCGCGTTGATAAGGGTGAAGGTGTCGGCCGACCGTACGAACTCGCGACTGACGAACGCCACCACGAGCCCGGTCATGACCCGGGTCAACAAAACCGCGGTACGGGACATCCGCTGGAACGACCCCTCGACCCGATCCACTTCGCGGGTCGCCCGGCCGGCCGATCGGCGAATGCGCTCGGTCGAATCCTCGAACTGACGGGCCCCACGCTGCGCTTCGGTGGCGCGGATACCAAATACTAACTCAGGCATGGCGGAAGGGCCCCTGGTCGTTCCTGTTGCCGTGCTCGGCGGCCTATGGGTATTTTGCCGGCATGACCGACCTGCAATCCGATGGGCTGGCGATCTTCGTGGTGGTCGCCTACTTTTTCCCGGCCTTGATCGCCATATTGCGCCGCCACCACAACCGCATGGCGATCGTCGTGCTCGACGTGCTGTTGGGCTGGACCGCGATCGGTTGGGTCGTAGCGTTCATCTGGTCGCTGACCGCGGTACGGCAGCCCGACTAGGTGCGGGACCGGTCGGCCATCCGGCGCAAATAAGTCTGATCGAGCGCACAGATCAGCCGGACATAAAGGCGGCGCTCCGACGGTTCGCCGATCCGCATCATTCCCAGATAGGTGTCGATCTCGGTGAGCCCGATCGGCTGGGGTCCCATACCGGCCTGGCGGCGCCCGTGGAGAAAGATGAACGCCGACCAAACGTCCACAAGGTCGTCGCGGACCGCCGGCCGGCGCTCGAGGGCCGGGGTGGGTTTGCCGCGCTCGGCCCGCCTTTCCAGGGTTGCCACATTGCCGCCCCAGGTCAGGTGCCAGTCGAGCGCGTCGGTCAGTTTTTTTCCGCGTCCTCCACGAAGGCCGACTCGAGTTCCCCAACCCTCATGGCCGCCCAGGCAACCGAGTCGCGCACTTTGCGGTAGGCGGGGTCGCAAAGGGTCTCCATGGCCAAACCCTTGGAGAACTCGACAGGCTTGTCGTCGTCGCCGGTCACCCCGTCCCAGTCAAGCAGCAAATACTCGACGAGCCCTCGGGCGGTGCTCTGGTCGGTCTCGGTAGGTGGAATCGGCTGTCGGCCGTAGGTGTTGGCGAACCGTCTGGCCTCGGCCTGCGCATAGGCCCGGTAGTCCTCGCAGTTCACCGACCGGACCTTGACCCGGAAGCCCGGCATACCCGGGATGCTGACCCAAGCGCCCTTTTCCTCTTTCTCGACGTCGACCCGGTAATCGGACAGCTTCATGGATTGCTCCTATCAGGCGGCAAACCGGTTGATGGCGAAGGTGAACCCATCTGTCGGATGCCGAACCGCGGTAAACGCCATGCGGGCGATGATGTCCTCATCGATCCCCGGGGTAGGCACATCGCCATCGGTGAATTTGAGCTGCGGGAAGTCCACCATGTAGGCGTTGCCCGCGTCGTCCTGCAATAGCCACGACAGGCTCGACGTGGTGAAGTTCAGGTATTTCTCGAATAGAGCGCGGCTCTCGAAATACGCCTCGATGGTCCCGCTGACCCGGACTCGACCGACGCCGATCCCACGCAATCCAAGCTGGCCGACCTTCGGCTGGCCACGCTGGTTGTTTTCGACCTGGAACGACAGCTGGGTAAGATCGTCGGACAGAATCGTGGCGCCCTCGCGAAGCTCGGCGACGTTGTCGACCGCGTTCATGACCTCGTTCGCCGGCGCCGCGTTGGCCGCGCCCGTGCCGACCGTGGCGCCGGCAGCGGCCGCACTCTTGCCCTGGGCGGAGAGCACCCCAGTCACGATCGCACCCGGCGCGATGGTCATTCTCATGGACCCGAACCGGCAACCGACATAGGACAGAAACTCCGTCACGTCGTTGAACTCCTTTTCGAGCACGAACGACTTTTTGGTCGTGCCGTTCTTGAGGATTTCGCCCTTCATGGTGACGGTGTCGCCGGCCGCTTCGTCCGACGCTGGCGCCGGGGTAACCGTCAGGGCATTCGTGTCGATCGCCGTCACGCGGTAGAACCCGTTGTTCTCGCCGCCGTTGCCGTCGAACCCGCCGACCTTGAGCCACTGACCGACCTGGATGTTCTCACCGGTGAAGTCGGTCGAGGTCGAGTCGAACCGGCTGTTGGTGTTGCTCGCCGCGATGTCGGTCGCGGAGATGTTGACGGCGGTTGACCAGTCGTTGTTGAGGACGCCCTCGAACAGATCGTCGTAGGCCCCGTACAAGAGCTCGTAGTTGATGTCGCCTTGGGCGCCGACCTGAGTGCGGATCACGTCGGGGATCTGCCGATCGGAACGGATTTGCTCGGAATCGACCACCTGGGTCGTCTGCTTGAGCGATTCGCTCGTGAAAGGCAGCTCGGTCATGGCGGCCGACGGGATAACCCCCCAGGACGATTCGGCGAGATAGCGCAGTTGTGCGCGACTGCTATCGGACATGGCGGCCTCCTAAGCCAAGATGTCGAATTGGAATGGGGTCGAGACGTTGACCTGGTACCACTTGCCGTCGGGGCCGACCCGGCGGATAGACGGCGCGCGGAAAATCACCCCTGACACGGTGACGCCCCGAAAGATGGCCGCGACATCGTCAGCGATCTCCCTGGCAAGCCCGTCGCCGATACCGACCTCGACGAATACCTGAATGGTGACCACGCCCGGATTGCGCCAACGGCGAGTTGCGCCGAGGCTCACTTGGCTCGCGTCCCCGTCGAGGATGGTCAGCCGGACCCACGGACCCGAATCGGGCGGGTCGCCGGCGTCGTTGTCGTAATGGATCGGAACCGTCGGTTGGATCAGGGCGAACTGGGTCGCAAAACGCGACCGTATGGTGTTCCCGGCGGTCTCGAAGCTCATTGTTCGTTAAACCCCTGCAATTCGCCGATCGTCACCGCGACCATGCCGGCCGGGGCCTGTTTGGACGAACCGTCCTCGAGGCTAATGATGTAGGGGACGTTGTTCGACAGCCAGATGTCCTGAAACGGCTGCACTGCGACGATAACCCCGGTGCCTTCGGCGATCGCCACGCCCCCGCTCGGGTCGACCCTGTTTAGGACACCCTCGACAGGGCTGCCGAGGGATGTCTGCCAGTTCGCCCGGGCCCGGCCGGTGTCGACCGGCGTTTTCAGGACGACCCGACGCAATGCCTCCAAGCCGAGCTTCTGCTGGAACTTTGCTACCAGCTGCGGGAACTCGACCTGATTGATCGCGTCTATTTCGAGCGAGAACTCACGAAAGTTGTCGGTCATCGGGCAGGACCGCAGGAGTTTGGTATTCGGTCAGATCCAAATCGCCGTCCCGTTTAAGGATGTGGCGACAACTCTTGCACCAGCGGGCGCCAAAATGGCCGCTCACGAACCGCGCCCTGCATCGGATACAGGCCCGGTACTTGCGCTGCCGACGGTAAAGCCGCTTTAAGGTCATCGGCTAAGGTGCAATGTGAACAGGGCAACCTGCTCGCCCGAATAGATCGCCTGGACATTTACGACCCGGTAGGTGGTCAAATCGAAGATCACTTCGTCGGTCTCCCGGTCGGGCGCAATCGAGAGGGGCTTGGCCGCCACATGCAGCTTGGTGTCCCCGCGCAGGACGACGGTTCCGTCGATGTCCCGCTCGGCGAAATCTTCAAGGACGCCCTTCGTCGTGTGGTCGGTTTCGTCCACTGTGGCCTTGCCGGTCGCCGCCGAATAGTCTTTCACGACCCGCCGGATCGTCACCGCCTTGCCAAACTGGCCTATCAAATCCTCGGCGGTCGCCCGCATGGTGGAGTCTAGGGTCATACCCGGGTCAGCCTGTTGCGGGACCGGGTCAGCCCCTTGAGGATCTGGCGGACGAACCGGAAGCTCCGGGTGACGGGCGCTTGGTCTGAATATTCGACCTCGAGTGGGCCGACCTTGGCTCGCTTGATCTCACCGCCGCGGTCGCTCGCCGGAACCAGCCGGCCCGAGATGGCCAACCCGGCCAGTTCAACCGTCGCGTCGGCAACCCTCTGCGGAATCCCGGTAACATGACGGCCTTCGTGGTCGACCGCGTTGTTGCGTGGCCACCCCAACACTTGCGACACCCCGCCCGGATGGCTGCCGATCCAGTCGAACTTTCCATCTAGGTACTGGGTCGCCTCGCGCAGCGCGGCCTCTTTGGTCGTGTCGTCCGCGCCGCTCCAGGTAGCCGACAACGTGCCGGTGAAATGGGCGGTCGCGTACGCATCGGCGTTGTCGAGCGACACATAGCTATCGGTGCCGACCGTTAGGGCCATGGGAGACCTCCGACTTGCATAGGCAAAGGTCCAATCCAGCCTTCACCATTCGAGCGATTCTATCATCCACCTGAGCCGCAAATCGGCCACATAGTCCATAACCCAGCCGTCGATCGTGTCGTGGTCGTCCTCGCCGCGGCAACGGCCGGGAGCGTGGGTGCACAAATGATGACCGGCCTCGTGGGCCAGGATCACCTTCACGCAGGCGTCCGGTCGCGGGGCGTCGCGGCACGCCGAGGCGTCGACGTTGATGACGTTGTCGCGGTAGCAGCCGATCGCCTCGCCGCATACCGACGGATCATCCGCGACAACGATAGTCGGGCGGATGGCCGGCTCGATTCCAGTATGGGCGACCAGCCAATCGTAGGGCTCGGCCAAACCAACCAGCCAGAGGGCGATAAGGATGCTTTCCATGACGCTTCCGGTAGGCAAGCCAAATGGGACAACGCGGTCCATGGACGAAACGCGCTCACCGACTGGTCGTTGATGGCGTGGTGCGGTCAGGATGTCTTGTGGAACGGTAACCGACAGTTCCGGCAGGTCAGACGGTCGGCATTTGCACAACCTAAAAGTTGGCTATGCAATGCCACGATTCGTGTTGAGACAGCCCCTCGAGCACAGGGCCAGCAGCAGGGCTTCCATGTGGCCGCGACCGCGCGGGAACCCCGCAGGCGGGATGCAAATTACCTTGCGTCAGACATCGTAACCGAAGCGGGCCATTTCGGCTTGCCGGCGCTCGCGCACAGCGGCGAGGTGCGGATCCGAGATATGATCCCGCCACTGGCCGACCTCGCCCCTTCGGACGAACGGCGCGGCGGTCTCAACGCCGCGCGACAACACGGTCTTCTCGCCGCGGTCGATCTCGGCGCGCTCGCGCACCGCCATCTTGTCGAACGTCGCGGACTCGACCGCCCGTTCGATCTCGGCCTCGACCGCGTCGACTCCGCAGAAGCGCAACACGGACCGCAACGCTGCCGCCGGGTCTGCCAGCATCCATTCGTATCGGATTACCAGCGTTGGGAACCTGTCCTGATCCAGCCACGAGCATAGGTGGCCGGACCATGACCCAAACGGCCGCCACGCTTCCGTCGGACACCAACCGCCGGCTCGCGCATAGGACTCGATCATGTCTGGGATGATCGTACTAAGTGGATGCGGGCTGCCGCCTCGCTTGATGTAGTGCGCGATCGAAATCGCCACGTCGAGCGGGTGCCGGACGAGCAGCACCGCACGGGTCGTGTTGTCCGCCATCGTTGAGGTTAGCGACCAGTGCGTCTTGACTAGGTTCAAGGCGCCGGGTCGAAGCTGGAGCTTGCCGGCGGTCTCTTGAACATCGGCGATGTCGTAGGGGTCGATGTCGAGCGCTGCGGCCAGCATGAAGCGCAACCAGGTGTTGCCGGATCGCGGTTGACTGGCCAGCCAGGTGATCATTCAGCTATTATAGGCCGAGGTTCCAGTTTTCGCTCAAGTAGTTCCGCACGTTCGCTAGGTCGTCTCCGGTCAAGACCTCGCTGAATATCAGTAAAGCGCCGAACTCACCCGTCATGCCATTCGTTCCGGCGGCGTCTTGCGCCATCAGCCCGAATACCTTTGACGTCAGCGAAACGTCGTTCGATCCGTTCGCCTCGCCGCCGACGCTGACGGTATCCATCAGCAGCGACCGATCACCATCCGTCTCCTTGATAAATTCCCAAACATGCCACGCATCGTCCCAACCGTCCGGGATGGCGCCCGTCACGCGAGCCGCGCCGAAGCCGCCAAAATCCCAGAAGAATGAGTCGGACCAATCCTGGAAGTTGAACCCGTCCGCCGCCTGTAAATCCCAGCGGAACCCCGTGTGACGTGAATTGGCGCTATCCAGTAGGCCGACGAAGAAACAGTGTATCTGGCCCGTGTTGGCCCCGGCCATGTCAGTCGATTTGACCAGCCCATGCGCGTCGTTACCGGTCAGGCCGGGCCGCCCGTTCCGCAGCGGATCGGCGATCGTCGGTCGGTTGGCGTCCGTGCCTTGGGTCAGCGTACCGATGCCGCCGGCCTCATCAGTAATGGCGGAGCACTTGCCGGCACCGGCGTCGGTCAGATTCGAAACGCCGCCTTCGTACCATGCGAACAACGATGATACCTCGGCCGGCGTCCAGGCCGCGCCCCCGCGGCAGCGTCGCGCAACCGGACTGATGGCTGGCCCGATAAGCATTTCGGTGCCTCGCCTAGCTCTCAGCGGTCAGAACAAGCCGACGATCAACGTCGCCGTAGTATTGGTCGCTCGAACCCGTTTGACCGCAAACGGCAACAGGGTTCCGGCCTGCACGCCCCCGATGGTCAGGGTCGTTCCGTCGACCATATCGACCACGACATCGCCGGCGCCGCCGACCCACAGGGCCCGGGTCGGCCGGGTCAGGTCGGCCGAATCGTTCGGCGTGACGGCGAACCCATCGGTCGCCGGGATGATCTCGTCAAGGAGTTCCTTGGCGCTCATTTGGCCTCTCCCGCGATCACATACCCGTTTGCCTCGAGCAGTTCCCGCGCCTGGCTTTTGTTCTTGGGAGCCTGCCCGGTCAGCTGTTTGACAAGGGCCCGCTGCTTGAACCAATGGCCCTCTAGTCGGACGACGCCGTCGTTGTCGGCACCATCGTCGGACGTGTCGTCGCTGTCCTCATAGGACCCGGTCTCGTCGCCGTGCACGGCGGCCTGGGGCTCGGTATCGAACGCTGGGACGGCCACCATGCCGACCATCTCACCGACGTCCGTGCGGCTCGAAAAAGCGCGCACGAACGCATCGGCGAAACGTTCGTTCAGGTCGGGCACGACCTCGACCTTCATCCGCTCGGCAAACTGCCGGCGTTTGAGGTTGGTCCCGAGGCGGTCGTAGAGTTCGGCCGCGGCGACTCGCCGACGGCGCAGTTGATAAGCAGTGAGGCTCATATGGGTTTCCTTCCGTGCGGTCGTCAGCCGCCATTCTCGATGCCAAGCCGCCACGCTGGGACGGTGTGGATGCGGGTCACGGTAAGGTGTTTGTTCATGACCACGTCGACCGTGACCGTGTAGAGGTCGCCGCCGAGATCGGCCGCGACGCCGGCCTTATCCGGATCGCCAAATTCAGGGCCCATGACCCGGTAAAGCGGATTCCCATCGGGCCCGCCGATCAAATCGGTAACGAAGGCGATGTGACCCCCACGGGCGGCCGCGAGGGTCACTTTGTCGCCAATGCTGAACGCCATCTATTCGAAGGCAACCAGGTGGATGATGTCGCCCGCGACCGGGTCGGTGGCGCCGGCGAAGTTCAGCCGGATCCGATTGGGCGCCGACTCGATCGTTGCGAGGGCCGTCACGGCGTCGATCAGGCCGGTCGACGTGCGGACATTGATGACGAACCCGGTCGGCCCGAACGGCACCGGAATGTTGACCTCGTCGGCCAGCACGTCCTGGTCGGTGACAACATAGTTGACGACCGCAATGTTCTTGCGCCCGCCGTCATCCCCGCCGTGCATGTTCTCGACGGTGCAATTCGACGCACTGTCGGTCGTAACCGCCAGATTGCCGGCCGCGCTGGGCTTGTTCGCCACGACGATGACGGAATCGCCCACGTCGGACAAAACGGCCGTGACGTCGGGCTTGCTGTCCCGGGTATCGCCGTTGATCGCGTTCTTGAGGCTGGTCGCGCTG